CTGCCTGCTGATCTGCCTGCTGATCTGCCTGCCGACCTCCCGGCCCGATCCGACCGCCAGCATCGGCCCAGATGTCTGCTGCGCCCTACCTGTTGCCCTGCGCTGCCGATCCGATCCCGGGTAGATCCCGGGCGGTAACTTGCTGGTAACTTGCTGACCGGTCTTGACCTTGCGCCGAGTGTGATATATCATATAAGGACAGGAGGTGTTTAAACATGGCTAGAGGAACAAAGTATCAATACAACATGGGTAACTTCGCGCAGAAAACCGGAGAAACCGATCTGCAATATTACCGGCGGCTTGCAAAGCAGGCTGACCAGAGACTGGTACGCCTGGAAGGATACCAGCACGACCGAAACTTTGCGAACGTGACGCAATGGGCCTATGCAAGGGCGCAGGAAGATATAAGCAAATGGTCCGGCCCGGACGCAAAGCGGTTTAATACTGCGCCGCCGATGAAGAAGGCTGGGGGTGAGGTTGTTATAGATGAAACCCGGCTGCGTTCAAAGATCCAGGACATAAAAACCTTTTTGGAATCTCCGACCAGCACAAAGAAGGGAATAACCCAAGTATACAAGAACAGAGTTGATACCATAAATCAGAAGTACGGTACAAACTTTACATGGCAGCAGTTCGCAAAGTTCACAGAGTCAGAAACCTTCAATAAACTTGATTGGGAGTATGGAAGCAAAACGATCATGAAAGCAATCGGAGTAATTCAAAGTAAGTTTAAGAATGCGGAAGATCTCCAAGCCAGAATGGAAGAAATAGAGCAGAATCATGTGAAGCTGTCAGATGATGGAGAAGTGAATGAAATTATATCCAGCTGGATGAGTGCGGAGGGTTTCAACTGGGACGACTTGAAGTGAGGGAAGCATGAGACGAGATAAGTTATATAAAATCCGCCTGGACTATCTTAATATAAATCTGCCCTACAAAATGACCTACTTTAAGAACTTTGATTTTTCGGTGCTGAAAAATATCTTATGGAGCAAGCGCGCCGGTCGGGGATCCAATGCGACTTATAATGATGCAATCATAATGGCCGACACCGAGACCAGCAAGAAGGATCCTTCCGGCATATATGAAAATCATGTGGTCGCCTGGACGGTATCCATACGGGCTTTTGACAGGAACCTTGTGACGCTCTGGGGCCGGAAGCCGTCCGATCTGGCTGACACGCTGGCCCGGATCTGCGACAATATGGAAGGGGAAAACACATTCGTATACTTCCATAATCTGTCTTATGACTGGGTTTTCATCCGTCGATTCCTGTTCCGGAAGATCGGTACACCAACAAAACAACTGAACACAAAGCCCCATTACCCTATTTATATAGAATTTCAGAACGGGCTTATACTTCGGGATTCGCTCATATTGGCGCAGCGTAAGCTTGAGAAATGGGCGGAGGATTTGAAGGTTGAGCATAAAAAGGCCGTTGGAAAATGGAACTATGACAAGCTGCGCGGGCAAAAAGAACGATACAACCAGGACGAAAAGGAATACATAGAGCATGACACGCTTGCCGGGGTCGAATGTCTGGACGCGACCATGAAAGCCCTGAACAAGCATATCTATTCAATGCCTTATACTGCTACCGGCATACCGCGCGAGCAGATCCGGAACAGGGGCCGGGAAGAAAACGCGCATAACTGGTTCCTGCGACTGGTCCCTACATGGGAGCAATTCCTGATATTACAATATGTATACCACGGCGGCTATACGCACGGGAACCGGCACTTTGTTTCAGAGGTTATAAAAGAAGCTGAACATGGCCTGATTGAAGGGGGAGATTTTACCAGCTCTTACCCCTTCGTAATGCTGTCAGAGAAATACCCGGCGGAACGCTTCCGCCCGCGCCCGGACTGTACGCTTTCTTACATAGTTGAGAATTCGGAAAATTACGCCTATATGTTTAAGCTGGTCCTTTACAACTTCCGCCTGAAAGATGATTTTACTGCAATGCCTGCGCTGCAGTTTTCAAAGTGTGTGAAGTCCGCCAACCTTGTGACCGACAACGGGCGCGTGCTTTGCGGGAAATATGCGGAAATCTATCTGACAGAACAGGATGCCTGCATCATAGCAGAGCAATATGAATTTGAAAAGCATCTATGCCGGGAGGTCCAGGTTGCGGTAAAAGACTATTTACCGCGCTGGATAACGGACTACGTTTTCGAGCTGTTCCGGGATAAGCAGTTCCTGAAAGGCGGGGACCCAGTTCTGTATGCTATCGCAAAGGCAAAGCTTAATTCCATTTATGGTCTGTTTGTCCAGAAGCCGGTACGCGATACCATAAACGAGGACTACGAAACCGGCGACTATATCCCGGAATACAAGGACCTTGAAGCAGAATATGAAAAGTATTTAAAGCGTGTCAACTCCGTTCTGCCTTATCAAATAGGCGTATGGGTGACGGCCTACGCTATGCGAAACCTGTTCACCCTGGGAAAGTGCATCGACTATGAACACGGCGGATTCTGGATATATTCTGACACGGACAGCATCTATTCGAACAAATGGAACAAGGAAAAGGTGGCCGAGTACAACGAGAGGTGCAAGGAGAAGCTCCGGGCGAACAACTACGGCCCGGTACATGTCGGAACAAAAGAATACTGGCTCGGCGTGGTGTCCTTCGATCCGGAGAACGTATATACCGAATTCAAATACTGCGGCGCAAAAAGATACTGCGGGCGAAGTAAGGAAGATGGGCAGCTGCATATAACGGTTGCCGGAGTGCCGAAAAAGGGCGCGGTCTGTCTGAACGATAATATAAACAACTTCGCCGAAGGGTTCATCTTCTCCGGGACCCAGACGGGGAAGCAGCAGCACACCTACTTTTACAATGACATTTATATAGATGAAAACGGGAACGAGACCGGAGACAGTATCGACTTAAGCCCATGCGATTATATGCTCGATTCAGTATACGACATCGAATGGGAAAAGATCTTTGAGGAAGAAATAGAGGTGCAAGTCTATGAAGAAGAATAATTACTATTATGATGTGCGTGACGATCTGGCGAAAGGGTGCTGGCTTAATTTCATTGTTGGTGGCCGTAACACCGGCAAGACCTACTCAACCCTGCGCATGTGTAAGGAAGATGGAAAGGATTTTGCATTTACCAAAAGGACAAATGATGATGTCAAGATCCTGTGCGAGGGAGCCAGCGCGGGCGATGCGTTCATTTCCTTCTCTCCCTTTAACAGCTTAAACAGGGATATGGGATGGAATGTGCAGCCGAAACAGATATCAAAGGGCATCGGCGGCTTTTGGAACCATGGCGAAGATGGGGCCGAAGGGTTCCCGATCGGGTACATCTTAAGCCTGAATGCCCTGCGAAACATAAAGGGCTTCGAGTTCCCCCGGATGATTGACCCTCTGATTTTCGATGAATTCATCCCCCAGCCCTGGGAGAAGGTGAACCGGAACGAAGGGAAGCAGGTGATGGACCTTTACAAGACGCTGGACCGTGACAGGGTACACCGGGGCAAGGATCCAATGCAGCTTATCATGCTGGCCAATGCCGTGCGGCTTTCAAATCCAATCTTTAACTTCTTTGAGGTCACGGATGAATTTGCAGACATGCAGGCCAGGGGGGAGGAGCTGCGGATACTGGATGACAGGGGAATACTTCTGCACCTTTTGAAGAATTCGGAGGAATTCGATGAAGCAGAACATAATAACATCGTATACCGGGCAATGTATGACACCGATTGGGGCGCGATGGCCTACGGGAATAACTTCGCCTATGATGATATATCGAATGTCGGAAAGCGAAACATGAAAGGCTTTCGACCGGTGGTATCGGTCCAGTATAAAAAGCGAACCTTCTATATATATATGAAGGAAGGTTTTTATTACATGAACACCAGCCGGAACGACCAGGCGAAGCTGTACAACCTGAACCGGGAAAATGAGCAAAAGGCATTTTTCAAGGAATGGCTTTTCGAGCTGCGGGAGGCCTGCATCTATGACAAGATGATGTTCGAGACCTATACCATGTATGATTTGATAATTAATTATAAGAAGATTTTTCAAATCTAGGGTTGCAATATATAACATAGTGTTATATATTATAGTTGTCCGGAGGGACAGAAAGGAGAGACTATGTACCGCATAAGAGAATATGATGGAAAAATTCAGGCATGGATCTGTAAGGATAACAAGGCCAATCCTTACGGAGAGCCAAAGGAATGGATGACGCTGAAAGATGCAAAAGCATGGGTAAAGCGCCGTACATACGGGGGAATGTCCTTTAAGTATGTTATCTTTGAAAAGCATTCAGATGGGATCTGGTCCGAGGTGATAGGGAGGTGAGACTATGGATATAAGTGATGTAATCGATGGACTTAACAATGCAAAAGCTCGCTACATAGCCCGGTATAAGGAACTTTATGCAAACTATATTTCAGCTGAAAAGCTCAGTTGTGAAGCAAAAGGAAACTACCACGGAAGATTTGCAGAACTTAGTTTCATTTTAATTGATCTGTTTGGCGTTTCCGGCCACCAGCTGCAGGAGATCGAGGATCTGATACGGTGCAGATATGAAAATCTTAACGGAGGTATAAACCCATGAATGACGCAAGACAGTACGCTTTCTACTTAAGTGAGCAGAACATCAACCAGCTGGACGCGATCCGTGGCATCAAGTCCCGGTCCCAGTGTGTGCGGGAACTGATCGAAGATGCGTTCCAATACTGGGACTACCAGCGGACAGAAGAATATTACGGAAATATGGAAGAGACAAAGTTAACTTATCACGGAAGCCCGGAGGATATCAAGAAAAATGTTGGTAAGTAAAGGAACCTATGAGATTGCAGGAAAATGGGAGGACCCCAAAACCGGGGAAGAAATCACCCGGCGGAGCATCAGCGGATACATCTACGACCTGGGAGAATTGCAGCTCGGTATCACCAACCGGCTTCCGGATGGTAAGCCGATGAAAGCATGGGCGGTAACGGTTCTGCCGGAAGGTCTGCTTTGGCGATCCTTCCGGACCCGCAAGGACTTCGATGACTTCCTTGCAAAGGACGCAGCGGCGCTTGTCCGGATGGTGCTGAAGGTAAGGAAAGGAAGGGAAAACAATGGATATTAAGGAAATCATGCGCTGCATTCGCATCATGTCGAATATCGCAGCGGCCTATGGGGGCGCAGAGGAACAACTTTTTATCTTTACGGAGTGCTTCATCCAGCTTGCACAGAAGAAGGGGAGGGATGAACAGGACATCATGAGAAAGTGTCAGGGAGCGGTCGGGTGTCTCATCGGTGCGCTGGTCCCGCATGAATACTTTGACAGCTTCATGGAGGACATCTGCCTGCTGGAGGATAAAATCTATAATGAAGAACATTTGCAGGAGGTGCAGGATGAAGCTATTCAATGAGCGTTATCAATGGATATTTGACAACTGCGAGAAATTGCAAAGGGCTATTGTTGCGCTGGACTACTCAAAACGGAACAGAGCATGGAATGAGGACAGCACATACCGGATGGCTCTTGAAGAAGTACACGACCTTGCTTTTTCTTTCCTGATGGTAGTGATGGGGGAGCATATCCCAACAACCTTATGGAGCGTTGACGACTACAGTAAACTGTACGGAGTTATCACCAGCACGGATGAAATAGAAATCTCCAGTGATGATTGAAAGAGAGGATGGCCAGGTATGAGCGAACCAAACATGATGCCGGAGAGCCGGGCGGAAATTGATATGTTCATCGAACGCTTCAATGGACTTTCCCCGGCTGCACGGATGGAAGTATTATACACGCTTCCTTCCGAGGAATTGTTCGAAACGCTGCGCGGCAGGCTGATCTATATGGAAAATAAGGTCCGCCAGATCCGCAGCGAATTAGATATGTAATGCGAGAGAACACACAACACATAGGAGGGTAAACAAATGGCAAGAGGAAACAAGAGCGCAGAGAGCGCAAAGAGCTTTGAAATCAAGGTAACGAGGGCGCACGAATTCGACAACGGCAACGTAGCTTTCGACATGGAGATTAACGGCGTTACCGTTTATGGTGCTACCATGATCGAGGGAAAGAAGGGATACTTCGTATCCTTCCCCAGCCGGAAGGGATCCGATGACAAGTACTACTCTCATTGCTACGCGAAGCTGTCCGAGGATGACATCAAGAATATCAATACCCAGCTGGATGACATGCTTTGAAACAGATCCGGGTGGCTCTATCATGTAGAGCCGGAAGATTTGCCTTTTAATTAATAACATGATATATTGAATCTAGGCCGGGCGGCCTAGTCTCTCTCGCAGACGCGGCGGCGTGTCGGGGTTATCCCGGCAGGCCGCTGCTTTTATATGGAGGTATGAAACCATGAGCAAATACAAATTGATGCAGTACATCATAACGGAAACCGAGTACACGGCCACCGAGTACGAAACGATGGAGGACGCTATTGCGGCAGCTCTTCCGGAAATGTCCGCGCACCCAGAGAAAGCAATCCATGTTATAAAAGTTGAGGAGGGGTAGGCATGACAATAACAACCTGGACAGGCTTTTCCAAAAGAAGGAACAGCACAAAACAGCCCAGCACAGCCGGCACAGATATAGATGTAAGATTGAAGGAAGACACCAGTATAGAAAGCCCGGTTTTCATCCTGCAGGGTGACCTGTTTGGTATTGACTATGTGCAGGCGTTTGGGGCGTATTATTTTGTGTCGAATATTATTTCCGTGGCCAACGGACTGACAGAGCTGCATTGTGAAAAAGACCCGATGGCGACAAGAAAAAGCCAGATCGGAAGCACAAACGCATTTATTTTATATGCAACCGGCGGCAGTAATTACATACCGGATACCAGGCTTTCGATGAAGTCAACCGCCGGCATGACAATACCGGCAACCGCTTCCTTCCCCTGGACCATTGACCCACTGCAGGGAAAATATCTTTTAACAGTCATGGGGAATGACCCGAACAGCCCCGGTGATGGCGGCGTGAATACCTTTGTAATGACGGCCGGGGAGCTTTCATCATTTATGAGTGATATTTCTTCCTTCTGGGATGATATTTTCAATTTCCCGGAACCTTCTTCGGAAGATGTCTGGGATTATATCCTTTACCAGGCGCGGGTCCTTCGCGGCGTGGCGCGGCAGATTGTTTCCTATAAAGATGCTTCATCCTGCATTCTCCGGTGTAAATGGCTTCCTCTAGATTATAACGTGGGTTCAAGTAAGGAAATCTTCCTGGGAAACTTCGACACCGGACACAGTGCAAACCGGGTTTTCAATCTGATCGACCGGCCCGCGGCGATCAGCTTAACAATCCCCTGGGCTTTTAACGACTGGCGGAACTGCGCACCATATACAGAGCTTTATCTGTATATTCCTTTTCTTGGTGTGCTGCATTTTGATCCTTCATCTTTCCACGGCTTAAGCGCCATGACGCTGCAGTTTGCAATCAGCAGAGCCACCGGGGATTGCAGCGTACAGGTAAGCGTAGGCAATATCATTCTCGGCACTTATACTCTTAATATCGCTGCAGAGTATGCGGTCGGCGCGTTTACATCGGATCCGGTTTCCCAGGTAATCACTTCGCTGGGATCTGTCGGAGCAGTGGCCGGCGGGATCGCGACCGGGAACGCTCCAGCGATCATTGGCGGCATCGGTGGCCTGGCTTCTTCCGCAGCGCAGTATTACCCGACACCGACCCACATTGGAGGACTCGGCGGCGGAACCGGCGCGGGGCTGGAAACCAGTATCAAATTATGGATCGTCACCCATGACACCAGCGAGACCCCCGGAAGCTCCAATGCAACTCTCGGCAAACCGGTTATGGCCACCCACAGGATAAGTGATTTTTCCGGCTATATCCAGGCAAGCGGCGCAAGTATTGACATTCCAGGAGAAAGCGTAGACCGTGACGCTATCAATTCCTTCCTTAATGGTGGGTTCTTTTATGAGTGACAAAAATTTGACTTAAAATGAAATGTGTTATATATTGAAGATAAGGGCGGAACGGCACACCCCGGAAGGTTAACCGCGTAGGCGGTCCGGTAGCTTGACCAGCTAACAGCCGCCGCCCTTATTGATAAGGAAAGGAGAGAATAGACCATGCCCGACAAAACAAACTTTTTATCAGATGTTGCAGCCCTTGCACGGGCCGGTTATAGCGTGAGCGATGTTAAGGAAATCTTACAAATGAGCAAAGCGCAGCCGGACGCAGCTGCAGGCGAACCCGAAGAACCGGAGGAGCAGCAGGACAAGAGAGAGCCTGAAAAACCGAATCCGGAGAAGGAAGAAGAACCCAGCGCACCCGATAAGGCTGAAAACATAGAGGAACTCAAAAAGAAGATTGACACCATGCAGGAGCAAAATGACAAACTGCAGGAGCAGCTGAAGCAGGCCCAGAAGGATAACATAAACAAGGACCAGGGAGATAAAAAGACCCCGACAAATGACGAGCAGCTGGCAGCGATCTTTCAAGATTTTATGTAAGGAGGAAAAAACATGTCTAGAACCCTGACACCCGTAGACGTTCATGTGATTATGAATGCCCTTGTGAAGGAAGCAACCGGACAGCAGAATGCAATCCAGGTTGTCGATACTTCTACCTTTATCAGTGCTGGCGAAACCGTGCTGGCAACCGGCGTAGAAAATACGCTTAATTCCCTTGCTATCGTCTTTGGTCGTACCCTGATGGCGGTAAGACCCTATAAGGCAAAGCTTGCAATTATAAATGCCCTGAATACCGGGGCTTATACTTCCCGCATCCGGAAGCAGTCCTTTTATAGTAGAGAAGCGGAAGCGTCCGGCGACTGGAATACGCAGCTTTATGAAAACCTTGCTATGGGTTTCGACAACGGCCAGAATCCTTCCGGCGGCAACCCGCAGAGTACCGAATCCATGTGGCTGCAGAATCAGCCTGTGCCGCTTGAAGTGTACTTTGGCGGTCAGTCTGTATGGCAGGACAGCACGACCATTTATGAAAATCAGATCGCACCTGCTTTCCGTGATGAAAGAGAATTCGCAAGATTTGCGGAGGGTGTCCTTACCGAGCGCGGCAACGACATCGAGAGCCAGAAGGAAACTTTTAACCGCGCCCTGATTTTGAACCATATCGCGGCTATTATTGGCGACATGGGCGCAAATATGCCCGGATCGAGAGTAAACCTCACGGCTGGATACAATCAGACTTTTAGCACAAGTTACACTTCGCAGGATCTGCGCACCACTTACCGGGAAAGCTTCCTTAAGTATTTTGTGTCTACCTTCAAGCTGACTAGCGACTACCTGACCCACCGGAGCGCAAGATATCATTATTCCCCGGCCAAGACCGTTAAGGGCGTAAATTATACCCTGCTGCGCCATACGCCGAAGGACAGACAGAAAGCGATTATGTTTAATCCTTTCTTTGTTGAGTCCCAAGCCTGGGTTATGCCCCAGATCTTCAACCCCGAATATCTGAAACTTGAAAACTTTGAGGGCGTAGACTTCTGGCAGAACGAGAACGCCGGCGCGAATATCGACGTAACGCCCGCGATCACGGATCCCGTAACCGGACAGGTCGCAAAGGGAACCGAGGTTAAAGATGTGTATGTCCTGGGCATGATCTTCGATGAAGATGCCCTTATGATGGACTATCAGCTGGAAGCAGCGAACACCACGCCGCTGGAGGCTCGGAAGCGTTACCGTAATATCTGGTGGACCTTCTCCCGCAACCCGATTGCAGATTTTACCGAAAATGCCGTGGTCTTCTACATGGCTGACTGATACCCCATACTTTTCTCATCTCTCAAACGCCCGGGCGCGAAAGCGTCCGGGCAAAATTGAAACGGAGGTAAACCGATGCCCGACATTGTAACGATCATATCAACCGTAGGTTTCCCGATTGCTGCATGTATCTTCATGGGATATTTTATCAAATATCAGATGGACAGCTTCCGGGAGCAGATCGACCGCATCACCACAGAGCATAAGCAGGAAATGTCAGAAGTGACGGAAGCTCTGAACAATAACACCCTTGTAATTACAATGCTGTGTGATAAGCTGGGAGAATTTGACAATGAGAGTAAGTGAAACCGGACTGGATCTGATAAAGTCCTTTGAGGGCTTAAGGCTGATCGCATACAAGCCCGTGAAAGCAGAAACCTATTACACTATCGGCTTCGGGCATTACGGCCCCGATGTGCTGCCGGGCATGCATATAACCTATGAGCAGGCCCTGGACCTTCTCCGAAAAGACATACAAAAGTATGAAACCCATGTTTCGCTGTCCGATTCTGTTTATCATTGGACGCAAAATGAATTTGATGCATTGGTTTCTTTTGCTTTCAATGTCGGAAGCATCACGCAGCTTACCGCAAAGAACACCAGGACAAAGGCACAGATTGCTGCGAAGATGCTTCTATATGTAAAAGGAAGCGGAAAGCCCCTGCCGGGGCTGATAAGGCGTAGGATAAAAGAGCATGACCTTTTCCTATCTGCGCCGGACATGCGCCAGATCGCGCTGGAGGTTATAGACGGCAAATGGGGAAACGGAGCAGAACGCCGGGAACGGCTGACAGCTGCAGGATATGATTATAAGTCTGTGCAGGTACTGGTTAACAAGATCCTGAAAGAGAGGTAAGCCATGTTTGAACCGAAGATTTTTCCATATATGAACCGGGGCCGGTGGTATGAGTTTCGCATTGTGTCCGATGGGCAGGAAGTATTTGCAGCTGTCAACCCTTCCCTTGATGCGTATCCTTCCGGCGGATATATCAGACTTCCGTCCGGTTATCACATCATAGATGTAAAATACGATATTTCGTTCTTACCGGATGCGAAATCCGAAGTTCTCACCCCTTCCATAAAGACTTACGCCGGAGGGGTGCAGGCGTTCCAGATCCCCAAGGCTGACAAGTTCGACCACCTGACCGCCTGGGTGTTTGCAAATTATGAAGAATAGGAGGTAAAAGATGCCATACATTCCGCGGAGCTATGAACAGTTAAATATATCCGCCGGCACTCGTTCCCCTTCCAGCATAAAGAGTTATAACAACCGTGCTTTCTGGTATTGGGAGAGGTCCTTATTTCAAAGGGCTTGCAGCGCGATTGATCTTACAGTCCCGGATGAATGGGAGGGAAATATAAAAAACTTCCTTTACTGGTGTTTATTCCAGTGGGGTTTTGTCGCAGTGTCGGAAGATGCAGCACATGGTAAATTCTTCCAGCCATGCACCTTGTCCGGATTCAATTTCTATTATCAGCCGGTGTCCGTGCTTATCAGCAACCCGGACCTGCAGGCAGAGCTTACCATAGGGAAAGAATGCGAGCTTTTGCAGCTGACCCCGGACTATTACGGTGTTTGGGACATTATAGAGTACTACGCAGAAAAGCTTTCTCTACTGGATAATGCAATCAATATTTCCCTGGTAAATAATAAGTTTGCGTTCTGGATCGCAGCCCGGAATAAGCAGGCCGGGCAGGCAATAAAGAAGATGCTGGATCTGGTAAACCGGGGAGAGCCTGCCGTAGTTTATGACCAGAAACTGCTGAATGATCCGACCGACAAGGCGGAGCCGTGGCAATTCCTGGAACGGAAAAACCTGAAAGAGTCTTACCTTACTACGGACCAGCTGCGCGACTTCCAGACGATCCTTAATAATTTCGATGCAGAGATTGGGATTCCTACGATTCCTTATGAAAAGAAGGAGCGCATGGTAACCAGCGAAGCGGAGAGCCGACAGATCGACAGCATCACCCGCGCGACCGTATGGCTGGATTGCCTTGAAAGCTCGATCAAACTTGTGAACGATCATTATAACCTGGGACTGGAAGCGCGGCTGCGCTTCGATCCCGGAGAGGAGGGATCAGATGAGCAGCGCAAAAATAACCCTGCTGGGGTTTTCCCGATGGATGATAGATAATTCGGACGATCTTTTCAAAGCGTTTGACGACCTTCCGACCGGTATAGATAAAGATGTACTTATCAACAATATCCTGCTTCGCGGCGGCGAATTTGAAGTTATCTATTCGGATCCATACTTCATGCAGGAAAGCATTTATACATGGCTGGCAAAGTGGCGCAGGACCCTCGAAAAATGGCTGGCTGCTCTGGCGGTTGATTATGACCCTTTAAACAACTACGACCGGCACGAAGAATATACGGACACGGAAGGGATCGGAGACACCGAGACCCGGAGCGGGACCCGGACGGACAGCCGGAGCGCAAACACAAGCGCTACCAGCGCGGCGGCAACGAATACGACCGGAAGTGATACCGGAAGCCAGGGAACCGAAAACAAGGTAAGCGCGTTTGATGCTTCTACTTACCAGGCAAAGGACCGGAGCGACACCACGACCGGAAGCGCGACCAGCTCCAGCACCGGGACAACCAGCACGAACAGCGGAACCAGTCTTGAAGGCGGAAGCGAAAGCACCGCAGACACCCGCGCAGCTTCCCGGAACAGACTTCTGCAGCACACGGCGCACCTGTTCGGAAATATCGGTGTGACGACTTCGCAGGAAATGCTCCAGGCCGAGCTTTCCATAGCAGAATGGAACCTGTACGACCATATTACGGATCTGTTTTTGACAGAGTACATCATACCCGTCTATGTATAAAAGGAGGTAACAAACATGGGATTTTTTCACGATTATCCGTACACAGACTTTCATGAAATCAACCTGGATTGGATCCTTGCCCAGATTATGAAGCTGCATAAGGATTATGATGAATTTAAGGCACTCAATACCATCACCTTTTCCGGGGTTTGGGACATCACGAAGCAGTACCCGGCATGGACCATCGTAAATGTAAGCGGGACGACCGGTTATATTTCCGTTCAGCCCGTTCCGGCTGGTATTGATTATACCAACACGGACTATTGGCGACTGATCGTAGACTATACCATCACGCTGGCAGACCTTCAGAACCGTGTTGTAGCTCTGGAAAATCGGGTTGACATCCTCGAAGAAGATCCCCAAAAATATGTTTTTATTGGCGATTCCTACGGTGAAACGTATGGTTCTGTTGTTGGTTGGGTTGACCAGATCATCACCAAACTGGGCCTGACTGCTTCCGATTATCAGAGATATGCAGTCTCCGGCACGGGCTTTGCAGCTGCAAATGAAGCCTGGTACAATGCCATTGGAAATATGACCGCAGATGCAACCGTCACGGAGGTTGTAATTGTCGGAGGTTCTAATGATGTGCCTTATGTCGGGAGCGCATACGCGGCAGATTATCTGAATGATGCCATTGTAAAGACAATCGGAATGGCCCGAACCAAATTTCCGAAGGCCCGCATTAGTGTTGGTTTCTGCTGCCATGCAGTGACCGCGACCAGCGACACAGAAATCATTAACATTCGGAAGGGCCGGAATGTCTACGAACAGTCTGCCGCGGCTGTAGGGTGTGCTATTATTAAGGACATGTCCCCGATCATTTATGATCATTCCCTGATGTACAATTCTTCCCATCCGAACACGGACGGCTGCGATAAGATCAGTGATGCAATCATTAGTCACCTGAAGGGCGGCACCTTCGACGCCGGCATGATCGAGACGGATCTTGTCGCGACTTTCGACGCGGCGACTTCTGCGAATTATATTGCTGACTTCGTGAAGAGCATCGATAATTATACGCTGCATCTTCGCATGAAGCCGACAACAAATGAGGGATACAGTGCCTTTACCTTTGCATCACCCGGTGTTAGTGTTAACACCAACGGAAGCACCAGCATTGCCATTTGTAAGCTCGCAGATCTGCCCCTGTCAGGCCGTAATGACGGTATTTTGCTTGGCAGTGCCTGCGCCATGGTAGGTACTACAAATCACGGCTGGCTTCCTATGAATGTCAGATTAAATTACTGGCAGGGCTACATTACGGCCAACTTCCTGTACGCCGGAACCAATGGCAGCTTTACGGATAGGATTACTGCGGTATGGCTCCCGGCCGGATTCGGTTTCGATGTAGACATCCAGGCGACCGGCGCATAACAAAATTTACATGTCTTTTGGGCCAGGGCTTTTGCTCTGGCCTTTTTGATTGTCCGCGCAAGGTCAAGCCGGGATCGGATCGGCAGCGCAGGGCAACAGGTAGGGCGCAGCAGACATCTGGGCC